TCATTTTCTTATTTGATTCGTAAGCATCTAATTCATCTTGGGCAAGTTTTTTACCATCAACTGGCTCAATAGGATCAATTAAACTCGGATCGCGTAAATAATCAGCTACATCAATAACTGGAACACTAGGAGGAACTTGCCATTCATTAGCACTACGACGTAAAAATGCTACCATTGCAGTTGTAACAAGTTTAATCATGTAATCTCTTTGCATATTAATAAAACTAAAAGTTAAATCACCTTTATCACAATCTTTTACTTGAACGCTATATGGATTTGCTTTTCGTCTTGCATCCATAAGTAGGTCGCGAAGTTCTTTAACATCTCTATCATCAGCTTTTAAAATCTGTTCCTTTGTAAGATTAGCAATATCACTTAATAAATTATTAGTTGATTTTTTTGGCTTAGGAACATTTGCTGGTACTGGTCCAACACTTGGTTGAGATTTAATGGCTTTTTTAAATGCCGTAGGACGATCAGACATGATTTTTTCTTACTATATTGATATTATAAATATCTTATTTGACTTGTAAAAAAGTATAATATAAAAAAAGAACAAATATTTAATTGGAATTATTTTTATCAATCAATTCTCATTCGATTTTGGTGATTTTTCATTGTGAATTTTGTTCGTATCGAACTTATTGCATTTATTGCATTTATATTTATCAGACATTTTTTTGTTTTTAGTTTATTGGTTGATATTGTAAGAATTCTTTTTTCAATTAAATGTTTTTAATTATAAAATAAATACATTAAAATAAATACATTAAAATAAATACATTAAAATAAATACATTAAAATAATACCTATTTATTAATCTAAATCAATATAAAGTATGTCAAATTTTGATACAGTAGATAATATTATTCAACAATCACTTGATACTATTTATCAAATATCAATTGTTTTATCATCCACAAATAACACTTTTAAAGAATATGCTGATAATCTCTCTGAATTAAAAAATGAATACGGTAAAATTACAACAAATTTACTTTTAGCAGATTCTGTCGAATCAAAAAATAATGATCAAACTAAATTATTACTTAATTTTTATAATGAGATTGATCGTTTAAATATTCCAAATAAAATAAATGATGTTGTCGATCTAATCAATAACATTGATGAAAAATCAATTCAACTAATTAATCCATTATTAGCTAAATTTAATAAGTTACCTAAATATGAAAGTCTTGAAAGACCTACTGAAGATATTATGCGATGTAATATATGTCATGAAATAGTCTCAATAAATCAGTCAAATAATGAATTTGAATGTGTTTGTGGTATTGTTACTAATCTTGAAGGTTCTGCATATGAAGAACAATCTTATATCGATGGACAACCAAGTGCATCACATAAAACTAATTATGTTAAAGCATCACATACTTTAAAATGGTTGATGCAAAGCCAAGCCCGTGAAAATTTTGATTTTCCAGACGGAATTATTCAACGTGTAAAAAAACAATTTCTTGTAGAATCTATTTATGATATTAGACAAGTTAATTGTGCTTCAATGCGTAAATGTCTTAAAGCATTAGGATTGACTGAATATAATACACATATTCCTCTTCTTATTAAAGCAACGACTGGAAAAATGCCTTTTCAACTAACTACATTTGAATTTGATTCGATAATTAAAGATGCTGTTGAAGTATTGGAAATTATCGAAGAGATTGAAGATGGTAATAGTCCATATCATCCATACCTTCTAATGAAAATTGTTGAACAACGTTTACCAGAGCGTTCACGTATTGAAAAATATCGTAAAGCAAATATTATGTTATATTTTCATATACAAACTGAAAATACATTAAAAGAAAAGGATTTATTATGGAAGAATGTATGCGAATATAAATCTGGATATACTTACCAAGCAACTAATATCGATCGTTATAAAGTGTGGCTATAGAAACACTGCAATTGATTGCGTTCGTGCTATAGAAACACTGCAATTGATTGCGTTCGTGCTATAGAAACACTGCAATTGATTGCGTTCGTACTATAGAAACACTGCAATCCTCAGAAACTATAAATAATATTTATTAGCTAAATAATTACTAATATCACAAATAAACAGACATGATACGAAAGTTATGTAAATAAATCCTACTGTATATATATATATTTAACTTATGATATATAGGAATACCACTAATAAATATAAACAGTATAATTATGATAAAGAATATAATATGTGCCCAAATAAATTGATTCTAAACCATTTTTTTGATAGTTTTAAATTACTTATATTTTTCACTTATATTAAATGAAATAACAGAAAATATAAATATTATATAAATCATTATGTTAACAAAAATAATACTTGTTATCCAACATGGACATCAACATCTATCTATTGAATCTGGTATTAGAAAATACCAAGTAAAAATTACAGCTAAAATTATTAATATTATATGAGCAAAAAATAGTACATATCATTCCATTTTATAACAGAAATTTATAAGAAATATATCCAATATAAATAAATAATGAAATAATGCAACCAATTACAACACCAAATCCAAAAGGTAATGTATCATTAAACGAATATATAATGATTAAAAATATACAAATTAATAAAATATGTTCAAATAACACTGAATACATTGAATTTGTAATATTTTCTGATAATTATAAATAACTAATACCAAGAACTTTTTACAACTAATACTATTATAGGTATAAAAGAAGCGATTATAATTGAATATTCATAATTAATTGTATTATTTAAAATACTACCAATAAATATTATAATTACCAAGCATATAATTATAATTAAACCTAAATCATTTCTTTACAAATTTGATTTTTTATACTTAAATATTTCAATACATATCATATAAATATTTTTATAAGATAACTATTTATATTAATGTTAAAAGAATCAACAAATTTAGAATATTTAAAAAAAATTAACTCGTCTGATATAAATAATGTATCAGAATGGTTATTGAAAAATTATCCTAAACATTATATCGCATTCTTTAAAAATGGCTTATTCATTGTATTTGATTCTCATATTCAATTAATTCCATTTATAACTCATCCAGCTGTTTTTAATTCAATGAGTTGGATAAGATTAATTAAAGAATGGAGTAATTGTGAAGGAATATTACAACATTTTATATTATGTTTAAATGCATTTCTTGCAAAAGCAGTTAAAACAAATATTGAAATAATGTTTGACAATATATTTATTAATAATGATACAAAATTTTGTTTTAATACTTTTAAACAATTTGGTATTATTAATTTTAAAGATGAATCATCAAGTTCTAATTTAATTAGACTTTGCAATGATGCAAAAAATTGTATTCTTTCATATATATGTACTGGTAGTATAAATAAAATTTATAAAGTTCAAGAACCACTAACAATTTATGATGATGAAATTGAATTAATTAAACCCCCCACTTAAACATGCTTTATCAAATCCTATTTAGACATATCTGCTTTAAAAGATAAATCTTTTATAAATCTTTTATGAATCTTTTATAAATCTTTTATAAATCTTTTATGAATATTCATCTAATTATAGTCATTATTTTTTCTAAAAGAATCATCTTTTAAAGTAGATATGTCTAAATATGCTTATGTATGGCTTTTAATGAAAGGTGATAAATATATGCCTGGTATATTTACATCAGCCTATAGTGTCAAGAAAACAGAAAGTAAATGTGATTTAGTTGTTATGGTTACTAAAGATGTATCAGTTTTAGCTAGAAAAGAATTAAGTAAAATAATGAAAGTAATTGAAATTGATTATTTAACTTATCAATCTGAAATGAAAATGTCAGATAAGCAATTAAAAATGTATAGCTCATGGGCTACTGATGCGTATACTAAATGGCAATGTTTATCATTAAATTACGATAAGATTTTATTTTTAGATGCAGATATTCTTGTCCTAAAAAATATGGATCATTTATTTGAATTAAATACACCTGCTGCTATTATAAATGATACAGATTTTAAAATGTATCCAAACACAAAAAAAGATTCTCTTGGTCGATTAGAATTTAATACATTTGTTGATGCTACTGATCTTAAGAATAATTTATTCAATCAAGGTGTTATAAATGGTAAAGGAATGGTAATTAATGCATCGTGTGTTTTATTATCACCAAGCAAAGAAGCTTATAACGGTTATCTTAAAATGATGGAACCATATAAAAAGAAACCATATGGTCATAATTGTGCATCAATGTATGATGAACAATCATTAGTTGAATTTTATTTAGATAAACCATGGCATGTAATTTCAAAAAATTATTCGCTAATTCCATGGCATCCTGAAGGATATGGTTGGGATGAAATTTATGCTTATCATTATGCTTATATTCCAAAAATTTGGTTATTGGATGCATCACATCCAAATCAACAATATAATGATGTAAAAATATGGGCAAATGTTCAGCTGGAAGCCGAAAAAAAATATAATACTAAATTTGATCATTTTATTAAACGAGTAAAAGGTGATGAATTAAAACGCGAAGAATAATTCTATTTTGACATTGATAATATCTCTTTAATTAATGCTTTATCATAACCTGAACTTAATGATTTAGGTTCAATTGTTTCAAGATATTTGCGCACCCATAAACCACCCATTTTAAAATCTCCGTAACTATCTGCAAGAATGCATTGTATTTTTTCTGCTTCATTACGAAGATATGCTAATTTTCTGTATGTAGGCATATCGCCATCTTGTTTAAATATTCTAGCTATAGCTAAATCGGCTCTTTTTTTTGTTTGTTTATCATAACCATTTGAAGTAGTTCCGAAATGTGCCATTGCACATGTCGATGTTGTAAATATAGCTGTATGAGCTGCACGACGTAAATTTGGTGGAATATCCTTATCACCTTGAAAACTAAATACACTTGTTAAACCGTCGTGTCGACCTTGATAGAACATATCCATAATTAAAGGCTCTTTCTGATGTTCTTTAAAGAAACTTGCACAATCATCAAAAATTAACATTAAATCAGGATTCAAATCATGAAATTGAACAGCAATTTTTTGTGTATCACTTAATGATGGATCATGCATAAGAGTTTTTTTATTATTAGCAATCACATACTTGTATGCACTTCTAAGTGCTTGTGATTGCATATCACGAACTTTCTTTTCTTCAGCATGTCTAAGACCCGGATCACTATATTGAGTAGCCGCAATTTGTAAATGTCTTTCTATTTCTTTATTTACTGTATTAACAATTGCTTTCATACGATCGTCAGCAAATCTCACGAAAATTGATCGCATAGTTTCCATATCATTAGCAATTGAATAAATTTTCATTGCTTTCTTCTGTCTTTCATTAATTTCCGCTAAAATATCGATTGTCAGTTTTCTAAAAATAGCAGGACCTCTAACTTTTCCAGTATATAAACCGTTACTATCATTTGTCGGAGCGAAGATAATTACATTTGGAATTCTATCTTTCATCAAATACATAATTTCTTGAATAATGGTTGATTTTCCAGATTCAGTTTCTCCATATAATAAAGTTATTTTACGATAGAAAAATTTAAGGTCCTTTTTAAGATATGGAATTTTATTACCCATGTCATCTTCTATAAAATCGTCAAGACTTTTATATGGACCATTTTTGTAAAAATCGGTATGTTTATATTCATCAGACATTACTATCTTTTTTAGAATAAATAATAAAAATTATTATCAATAAAACTCTATAATTGGGCAAAAAAATATGATATATATTTATCGATAATAATATTTAGATTATCATCAATAATAATATTTAGATTATCATCAATAATATTTTGTTATTTTTTCATAAATCTATGCTTTAAATACTCTTTCATATCTATTTGGTGACTTGATAAACGTTGGCATAATAAACAATTTTTATTAAATTCTTGATGTTTTCCACAATGTTGCATTTCTGGATTTTCTCTAAATAATATGAATGAAGACCTACAAACTTCATAATTGTTTCAAGGCTAATTGATGGATTTGGATCTATTACTAAAATATTACGAACCATTGTTAATTAATATAGTTTCTTATACTAAGAAATTTCTAATAAATAAAAAATATAAAAAAAAAAATAAATTAGTTCACTTCAAATATGCACCAATTTCACTCAGAAGAAAAATTCATAATAATAATGAAAAGATAATTTATAAAGATTACATTCCTATTGGTGCAATTAAACTCGATCCAC